CTGTATTGCTTGACAAGGGTTACAGTATTTGGACTGAAGTAGAGCCTTTAATTGATAAATATGGAACGATTGAAGATGTTCCTGAGGTTGATGAAACGAAACAAATAAAGCCATGACAAACAAAGAACCAATTTATCGAGAAATCCTAAGACGAAAGACATGAAAGCAGCCATCAGACGAGCTTACAACATTTTGACTTCCGGCACGCTCTACCCGGTCCTTCAGGCAGAGCTCCGCAAGCCGCCCTTTCCGCATCCTAACGAGAGGGCCGCCGAGTATGCCTTTGCACTTCGCTACCTGAAAACATTCGGGAGCGGACCGGTGCTGGACATAGGACCAGGCCGCTCATCCTGGCCCCACCTTTTAACCATCTGCGGATTTACCGTCCGCGCCATAGACAGCAAAGAGGGCTACTGGAAGGGCTACACCAACCGCCATTTCCTTGTCGAGAAAGACGACATCAGAAAACCCCGTATCACCGGGCCGTTTCAGTTCATAACCTGCATAAGCACCCTGGAGCACATACCAGAGACCAGCCAGGCCATGAAAGGGATGAGCGCGCTGCTGGCTCCGGGAGGCTACCTGGTGTTGACATTCCCATACAACGAAAAGCACTACGGCATAGCCCAGAGTGAGAAGCTGACTCAGGTATTCTCACGCAGGGAGCTGGACCGCTGGCTGACCGACAACCCGGAGCTGAAGATAGTGAAGCAGGAATACTACCGGCTATTTGAAGGCCAGACCTGGCTGCAGGGCCGCAGCCTGAAGCACCCCATCAGGACATACCGCACGCAGCCACACCACCTCTCCTGCCTGCTGATAAGAAAAACACACAGATAAATTTTATGTTTAACCAAAACTTTCTGCCTATGATGAGACACTGAGAATTTGAGAAGGTCAGAGAAGGCTCCCTCCACCGGGAGCCTTTTGTCATTGAAAATGGGGGAAAGGGGGGTAGGGGGGATAGGGGGGGTTTCAACAGTACAGTTCAGAACTTTTTTAGACAAATCACCCAGCGATGAAAAAATTAGTTTAAATTACAAAATACGAGAAATGGCGAGCACAAAACGCCAAGAGGCTGGATTTGTGGTAATTAAATCTGACAGATGGATATAAAAAGGGAGTTTTGACACAGTTCTTCCCGTTTTGATTGGATCGAAAACGAAAAAAACAGAGATGACAATAAGCAACATGAATTATTTAAAGAAGTTAGAGTCAAGAAAATGGCGGGAAAAACGTGAAGAGATTTTAAAGAGAGACCATTTCAGATGTACTTGTTGTGGCAATGAGAAAAATCTTATAGTTCATCATACCTACTACATTGCCGGCTTTCCAAATCCGTGGGAATATCCTAATAAAAGCCTTTTAACACTTTGCAATAAATGCCATACGGAATTTCATGAATATCATGAGATAATAATAAGAAAAAAGACGGGCAAACTCAAAAAAGAGAAGAAATCTAAAATATTGAGTTTGGCAGAGATACAGAATTTACGGGAATTACGAATTAGAAGGAGGGTAGTTTAAAGATGGCAGCACCCAAAGGGAATCAATTCTGGAAAAGCAGAGAGTTAATAGGAGCTCCGGTTGGAAATCAGTTCTGGAAACTACGATCAAAACATGGAAGGGATAGGATTTTTGCCATGCCGGAACTACTACTCGAAGCTGCATATGAATATTTCCAGTGGTGCATTGACAACCCTCTTATAGAGGTTGACTTCAGAAATACAAAAAACGGACTGGAAAAAATTGAATTGCCAAAAATGAGGGCCTTCACAATAGAGGGCCTTACTTGTTATTTGCACGTTAATAAGGTGTATTTCAATGACTTCGAAGATGGACTAAAGGGGAAAAGGGACGAACTAAGCAAAGACTTTTCCGAGGTTATTACGCACGTGAAGGGGATAATTTACCGGCAAAAATTTGAAGGTGCGGCAGCCGGACTTCTCAACGCCAACATCATTGCCAGGGATCTGGGATTGACAGAAAGCAGCGAAACAAAGCACACCGGGATACCGGCGCCAACAAACATCATCGTCAGCTCGAAGGAGAATGCCGACAAGCTGGAGAAATTTTTAAGTAATGGACCTACGGCTAACTGACATATTTTTCAAGAACCTGGACGCCTACACTGCAGGCGAGAACCTCATCATCAACCAGGGCAGCACCGGGAGCAGCAAGACCTGGTCCATCCTCCAGCTCCTGGCATTCGTCGCCAGGCAGGCAGAGGAGCCGCTGGTTATCTCCGTGGTGAGCTACGCCCTGCCGCACCTGAAGATGGGAGCCATCCGCGACTTTGACAGGATCCTCCTGGACATGGGATACAACCCCGGCGACATTTGCAACAAGAGCGAGTACACCTACCGCCTGGGCCGGAGCACAATAGAATTCTTTGGCATCGAAGGGAACCTGGCGAAGGTACACGGACCGCGCCGGGATATCCTCTACATAAACGAGGCGAACAAGAAGATCACCTACGACATTTTTGATCAGATGCACACCCGCACCCGGAAATGCACCATCATGGACTTCAACCCGACAGCGGAATTCTGGGTGCACACGGAGGTCATCCCGAACTTCCCGCACGCCTACATCCACAGCACCTGGCGAGATAACACCTACCTGAGCGACATCGAGCGCCAGAAGATACTGAACAAATACGACAAGCCAGGCTTTGAGAATTGGGTGCGCGTTTACGGCGAAGGAGAGATAGGCATCCTGGAGGGCCAGATCTTTACCAACTGGACCGTAGGAGAATTTGACAGCACCCTCCCCTACGGCTTCGGCCTGGATTTCGGCTACCACCCGGATCCGGACGCGATGGTCAGGGTGGCCGTCGATGAGCGACGCAGGAAGATCTACATGGATGAATGCTTTTACAACACAGGCCAGTCGACCGACGACCTGAGAAAGGTCGTCCTGAGGGCCGTCCCCAGCGCAACCAGCCTCATCATTGCCGACTGCGCCGACCCCAGGACCATAACGGACCTCCGCAAGAAGGACGGGCCGGCACGCCTGGGGCTGAACGTGATGCCGGTCAAGAAAGACGGAACCGTCAGCGAATGGCTGAAGAAAATGCAGGGCTACGAGCTGGTGATAACCGAGACGAGCTACAACCTACAGAAAGAGATCAACAACTACATCTGGTCCGACACGAAGGCCGGGATCCCGATAGACGCCTTTAACCATTTGATCGACGCCGGAAGGTACTTTTTTATGTGGACGAAACAAAAGATAAACACCAACGTATGGGCCTGATATTCAACAGCAGATACAAAAGAATAGCCGAGACCAGCCTCCAGGTCATCGAGCAGCAGAAGGCGCTCATATCACAGATGGAGATCAAGGTCACCGAGCAGAACCAGCTCTACCGGGCGCTTTACGAATTCCTCTCCCCCAGCATGGCCCTGAGCAAGGACAGCAGGATGCAGGATTACATCGACCAGGGCTACGAAGGAAACCCTGACGTCTTTGCCATCGTGACGAAGCTCGCCTCGATGTTTGCCAGGCTCCTGGACGAGGCCAAGCTGATGCGCAAGACCCCCAAGGGATGGGATGAGGTAGAGGACAAGGAGGTGGACCGCCTCCGGGAGCAGACGAACTACTACCAGAGTTTTTTTGAATTTGCCCGCCATTGGGCCGTCAGCCATTACATCACCGGCAACGGCATCGTCTACGCCCCCCGCCTGAGCGCCGGACTCAACAAGGGGAAGCTCACCCGCGACGGCATGATCATCATGCCCACCCAGGATGTGACCATCAAGAGCGCCGGATGGCGCCAGCCGATAGGAGCCTACACCCTGGACCTTAACCAGACCTACCGCATAGATCCAACCGACGTATGGCATGAGCGCTTTGCTCCCACCCTCAACTACGCCGGAGGGCAGAACTTCATGGGCATGTCCCCGGTAAAGGTAGCCGCCAACATCATCGCGGCACAGAACGCCGGAGACCAGATGACAGCCAAAATGTACCAATTCGGCCATCCCCCAGGTATCCTTTCAAAAGAGGACGAGTACGCCACCGACACAACCGAGGAGCAAGAGGCCAAATTTCGTGAGCGCTACCGGACCAAATACACCGGAGTAGACAACGTCGCCATTCCCATCTTTACCCTGGGAAAAATGAACTACACCAAAATAGGCTACGACAATCTCCGGGAGATGGACGTCATCAACACGGCCGAACACGGACTCAGGGTGTTTTGCAACATCCTCCAGGTCCCCAGCCAGCTCTTTAACGACACCAAGGGCTCAACATACAACAACCAGCTCCAGGCCGAAAAGGCCATGTACACCAACAGGCTCATACCGGACGTGGTCCAGTTTTGCGCCGGCTTTGACAAGATACTGAAGGCATACGGCGACTATTGGCTTAAGCCGGATTACAGCGAGGTCGAATGCCTGCAGGAGAATAAGGCAGAAAAAGTTAAATGGGTAAGTCAGATGTTCACCGACGGCATCATCACCGGAGACCAATACCTCGAATTTATGGGAGAGGAGACGACAGGGCTG